GCCCATTCTCACCTGGTGTTCCTTCTGCTACTGTCTTCCAATACTCAGATCGATCTGCTTGATCTGTGATTGGCATTGCCAAGTGCCATGCTAATTGATATTTCAGTAATTGTACAAAGTAATGAGGTAATGCAAACTCTGGTGTATTGTATTGATAGTCAATATATACTTCCTCATAATCTGTTAAGACCTTGTCACCAAGTAATCTATATTCTCTACGTCTTGGGGAGCCTACTTCATCATTATCATATAGTGCATTAGGTGTGCCTATCATGTCTGATGGTAGTTGGTATTCGTATTTGTATTCTGTTGTTGGTGTCGTGACTAGCCTAGCTAGCTGTACCTTTTTGAATGAGAATGACCAAGGATAGCTTGCTAATGTTTTGATCTTAATATCTGGATAGATACGATCACATATATTAGCTTCATCTGTTCCTTCTGTAAATGATGATATAGGATTAGCTCCAAGCATTAACAATGCATCGGAACATATTTTAATATCGGTATCACCTGTAGCCATTTTATTTCCTTTAAATGTGCAAATAGGTAGGCACCGAAGCACCTACCTTTCTGCAATATATTACAACTTAGTCAGTGTCTGTAACTGCGATTGCTGTACCGTCAGATACGTCAACAACACCAGAAGCATTAGAAAGTACGATAACTAATGTACCTGTAGGAACTGAAGAGTCCCATAAGTAGATTAAGTCACCAACTTTTAATACTGATGATGCATCGTTGAAGTAACCTGATGTATTGATGTCAGCAAGAGCATCAGTTCCAGGAGCGGTATATGACCACATCTGTGGAGCATTACCTGCCTTAGACTGGCCACCAATAGGTTGCAAATTGTCTTTAGTATAAGCCATTAAATATTCTCCTTAGATTAAGATTCGTCAGCAGATACTTTAACAATACCTTCTGCGTCGATACCAACTGCACCAGCAGAAAACATAGCATTAACTAAGAATGATGTTTTTTCTGGAACATAGTTGATTTCAGTTTTAGGTCCCATACCTTCAGCATAACCAACTGCGTCTTTATGGAATGCCCAGCATGTTCTAACGTCACCAGCTGCAACTGGTAAACCACCTTCAGCACGATCACCAAGAACGTGGAATGTAAAGCCTAAGAAGGTGTTAATTTCGCCACTTACTAAAGCTTTAACAGAGTTATAGTCGACAGATGTAATTTCTGTTTCGCCTAATAATGCTGATAAGCTGTTAGCATGAATAATCATGTGACGGTCTGTTGGAGGTACGTTGTTAGAATCTAACTCTTTTTTAGCAGCTAAAAGCTTGTCTAAGTTTAAGTTAGTGTCTGCACCACCAACACTTGTAGCAACAGTTCCTACGCCTGATGTTGCATTAAGTGCATCAAGGATAAGTTGGTCTTGACGACGACCGATAGCATTAGCAACAACTTGTACTAATTCTTGTCTTTCATCAAAGTTAACTTTTTGTTGCATGAAGATGTCAGAATATTCTGCTGCATTCCAATCTTCCATTGTAGCTGTTACTTGCGAGAAATCCACATTCAATGGTGTTACGTCTGTTTGTGGAACTCTTAATGTAGCTACGCCTTTACCCGCTTTAGGGAATTTTGCTGTTGAACCTTCAACGCCGCGTCTTTGTCTAACTGCACCAACAAGCTGTGCTTTAGCTTGGTAAGCCTGTTTAACTTCGGCATCAAATAAGGTAACAAAAGCATTAGATAAACCAATAGCCATTATTGACTCCTTATAGTAATTAATAAAATAAATTAATCGCTGTGGTATGCCAGATAAATCTGGGCCGTGCTTGCTATTTACGATAGCCGGTCGACAAGATTACTTGCGTTCAAGGGTTACATGAATATGTAATAGGCCTTATGCGATAATATACCACATAAAGCCTATTATTACAAGACTAGATTAACCGTATACTTGTTGGAACGCACGTTCCACTTTTTTACGATATGATGGATCTGTTTGATATCTAGGATCTGCAACAAGTTGTTGTAGCTCGTCCTTAGAAGGTGTACCTTCAACAGGAGTTGTTTCAGTAGGAATACGTCCTTCGTATGATGCTCTCAGCTTTTCTAATGCAGCAATACCTCTAGCAGTACCACCCATGACTTTAAATTCCTCAAAGTCATCTTTAGACCATACACCTTTATTCACTAGATTACTAGCCCATTTAACCATGCCATTGATACGTGCTTCAGCATTAGGACCAAGTAACTTCATTTCTTCTTGTGTATTTACTTCTGCTTGTTGTGCATTACCCATACCCATCTCAACAACTTGACCAACTAGATCGTCTAACGCAGACTGACTAATACCATAGTCTTTTGCCCAATCTAATACGTGTTGTTTAAGTGGATCATCATCAGGTGTTTCACCAAAGGCTGACATATCATAGTTGCCATCTTCTGGTGCTTTATGTTTACCTTGTGATATTTTCTTACGTAGATCTTTCCATGACTTTGCCATGCCTTCTAAGTCTGGTGAATCATCTTCTTTCCAAAAGTTTTCTGGCCACCAGTCTGGTCTTTCTAAAGGCTCATCATCATCCTCTTCACCAACTGCAAATTCTTCTTTTGCTTTTACTTCATCAGGATCACGATGATCTATTTCTACTTTTTGTGGATTCTCGCTAGCATCAGCTTCTTCGACTTCTGGAGTAGCTCCATCGAGTAGGCCAGTGCTTGATTCTTGCTCCACACTAGGCTCGAGTGTTTCTTCCATTATAGTTTCCTTGCTCTAATTAACCTTGCTTCTAAATCCCTAACGATACTATTCTGTCCTTCACGGTAGTAAGCGTAGCTAGGATCGCTACCTGGCAAGGCAACAGGTTGCTCAACAACTGCTTCACGCAGCCATTTGATTAACTGTTCGCCGTCCTCACCCCCAAGGACTCTAAGACAGAGACGATCGACATCATCTCTTTTTTGATTAACATCTCTAATATCAAGCGGCAATGCTTGATCTAAATCTTCCCATCCAGCCATAAATTATCCTTGTTGTTGCATCATCTCCTGTGCAGCTTCTGGATTTTGCTGTTGCATTTGTTGTGCCATAGCAGCAGCTTGCTGTTGCATCATGGCTCGCTCTTGTGGTGTTGGTCTTAACTTCTGAGGAACACCTAGCTTCTCTGCAATGTAATCTAACATCTCACCCACTTTAATTGCCATCTGACCTTCTGGTCCAGCTTGTTGTGCAATCTGTGCATACTGTAAGATGTTTTGTATGTCATCCATATTCTGTGCCATAGCTAATGGAGCTACAGGACTGATCTTAACTTCTAAACCATTAACCTTTAATGGTAAGGAAATTATACCACGCTGATCCATCACTTCTAACATCTTGCTAACTAGGGGAATCATTGTTTCGTTAATGAGTCGACCAAATGCAGAACCTAAGTTTTGTGATAACTCTTTCATTCTTTCTACAACTTCTGTTGCTGATCGAGCTGACATATTATCTGGTGGTAATGATTCATCAAGTAGAATACGTTTAATGTTAGCTACTAAATCATTAATGACTAACTGTGATACATTAAAGTCACCTGATCTTGGTAATGCTCTTAATGATTCACCTTGTGGACCACCGTTGCGTGCTACAGGAATAATAGCACCTGGCATAATCTTCACTGTGTTAGGATTCAATACACCATCATCTGCTGCTGTATAAACACCAGAGATAGCAAGAGAAGCATTCTTTAATACTAATTCCTTAGTTTTATTTAGTGTTTTAATATCAGGTAGTGCTGTGATTAATGGACCACGACCATAGATTTCACCAGATACTTTAGCATAACGAGATACAACCCATGGGCTATATTTCATGCGTTTGTATAGTAGCTCTGTCTTAGATTCTTTATGAATCACATGATAACAATAGTCACCACGTTTCTGATCTAGTATAGTTGCTTCAATCAACTCAACATCATCTGTTGGTTTTTGATCTATCTTTGTTTGTAAATCTTTTGGTATTTCAGCATCAGGCCATTGACGTTGTATAGATTCACCCTTCATGCGCATACGTCTATATACGTTATCTACTTGACCATTAGCACCTTCTTCAATAGATACTAAGTATTGTGGTACAGGAATAAAGTTAATCGGTGTAAGATCATCACCTGGCTGAACCATCATGACTGCTGTACCAACAGATAAATCAAGCAAGAATTCACCAATAGCAATATCAAAGTTAGATTGCTTTAGTGTATCAAATAACTTGTCGTTATACATATCTAATGCAGCTTGTGCTTCAGCATTACGATCCTCAGGAATATCTGATCCAGGTTCTAGTCGACACCATTTACGCTGAGGAGGAAAAATACCTGATTGCATTCTATTTGCAAAACGCTGTGTAGAGTTGATTGCTGTAGAATCAAACACACGATTCATCTTTTTAGTGCCACCAACTTTACCATCATAATGACCGTCATAGAGATTACGTTGTGGTAATGCAAACTCGTATGCTTCTTCATACAAGTTCCTAAAGTCTTCTTTCTTAATTAATGCTTTCTCATGTCTCTTTAAGACATCTTCTGCATTTAATCTCATCATTTCTGCCATAATTATCCCTTTTTATTTCTTGCTGCAAATGAACGTGCTGCTTCTTTACTACCGAAACCCCATGCTTGTAATGCTTTTTTCAATCTTGTTGGTCTACCTTTTTCATCTTTTAAAGGACCAGCCATACCACCAAAGCGTGCAGCAAAGCTGACACGACGACCATCTTTGCCAGACTTTTGTGGTGGTTTAAGATCCCCACCATCTTTTCTTTCAAAATGTTTACGTCCAGCTTCATTGAGTCCACCTTTAGGGTTTTGATATTTCTTAGCAACCATTATTCAGTCCAACTTAATATTATTTCCATTGCATGTGGATTGTTGTTCCCATCTGCATTGGTTAGTCTAAAAAGGTAATTAGTCAATCCTTTGAGGATAATGTTATTACCACCCACTTCACCACCACCACCTTTTTTACCAACCCCACCTGTTAATATTTCTTTCAATATTAATGTACCTGTGCTAGAGACTGTTGGGTTAGCTAACGCTACACCTTGACTCGGAATTGTGCTAGCTCTATTTCTGTTAATAATAGGTAGTGATGTACCACCTGTGGCACTCGCACCTTCATATAAGTAACCGACTGCATTGCCATTAGATAATCCGCTAATCGTAAATATAGGATTTACTCCAGAAGGAAAAGCAATTACAATATCAATACTACCTCCATCTACTACTTTATTATCATAGTCTGCAACTAAGCCAGCACTAAATGCATGGCCTTCAATCAGCCTGACATGTTCAACACTTCTGGTAGGATATGCGCCTCGATATTGTTCCACTATGCCCACTCCGCTTTCTGAATACGTAATGGTCCTAGATTAACCAAAAAGTAATCTACAGGATCTCCATCTACCTCACCTTCGTAGATCTCGAATCCTACATTAAATCCCCAATAGAAATGATATGACCACATTACTTTTTCTTTTTAAATCCAGCTAACATGTTCTTGTAAGCTTTGGGTGATATTGTAGAATCTTTCTTAGAACGACTAATACCTTTTTTCTTACGCTCGTTAATGTTGTGATATAAACCTTTTTTCATTTATAAATTACCTCCTCTAAATTGCCCTTTTCAGGTGGTTGTTTAATATTACGTACTCTTGTTTGATTAATTTGTTTGCTATAATCATTTTCATATTGTAATTTATGTTTGTTAAAGCTGTCTATTCTTGCTTTTTCAACTATACGGTCTTTTTTCCCAGCCCAATGATATTGTCTCCAAAACTGTGTAATAGGCATTGATGGTTTATCTGATGCAACCATACCAATATCAGCGTCTGGCTTTTCTAAAAAGTCATATACTAATAAAGCAGCTTGTTGTCCAGCAGATAATTTACTCGCATCATGCATATACTTTTCTTTGCTGTTTTTAATATACGCTGGTAACTTTTTATCTTTAAACACACGTTCTGCTCTTACTAATGCAGATATCATAGAATCAGGCTCAAACTGAAATGCACCTCGTCCTGGACCACCATCATATTGTTTCATTTTTGGATCGTATGTCATATCTGATTCATGAGCAGCAATAGGTAATAAGATCATGTCTACAATCTTTTCTTTTGTAATGCTAGGATATTTTGCTTTCTTACGCTCTACTGCAATTGTTAATGCTTCATCTGCATCTTTATCAGACAGTATTGCATTTCTAAATGTTTTAAGACTCATCGCTAATCCTATGTGCGTTATAAAGATTAATAGGAGGAAAAGATATTTCATGCCATTCAATCATAACTTAATGTCTGCTCCAAATAAACCAGCAGTCATTCCTAACCCTGTTGTTCCTAATTCTGGTAATCCAGTTGCTGGTTTATCACCCATTGCTATTGCCTTACCAACAAGACCACCTGTGCCACGACGTAGTCGACGTTGTGATGCTTTCGTTGCTTCTGACTCTGACTTAACTCTTGATGCTCCACGTTTTGCTGCTGCTTCAACATCAGATAATTCACCCGCTGTAAAGTCTGCACGTCCAGCTTGTCCAAATACTTCAACTTGTTTAGTATCATAAGTAGGTTGTGGTCCTCTATATGAATGATACCAACTTTGATAACCAGGGCTAGGTCTAGGATTAGTATATCCAGTAATCACAGCACCTTCTGGCACACTATAGGATACTGATGTTCCTCCTCCTGTTCCCATAAATGGATTACCTCTATATGTGCTTGTTGTTCTTCGACCCACTTTATATTCACCAGAGGTTGTACGATATGCGGTTGCCATCTCACCTTTACGATAGCCAGATGAGATTTGCGTATCAACGGCTTTGTTCCACCAGTCTTCAGATTTAAAGATATTACGACCACCAGCAAGATTCAATAAATCTTTCTGTGCTTTTTCAGATGTTGGCAACATTCCTCGTGCCAACGCCATGCCAAAGTCTAGTGCTGCCATTAAGCACCTGTACCTAATGTATCTTCTTCTTCAACACCAACCTCTGGGCTGAATCGACCACCAGCTAATAATGTACGCTTACCGCCACGCATTCTTGCTTTACGTTTAGCAGCCATTTCTTCTTGTAGATCTCGTTTTTCTGCTTGTGCTTGTTCTCTTGCACGTTTTGTTTCTTCACGCTGTAATCGTAATGATTCTTCAGCTGCTGATGTATCTGGCTTTCCGCCACCGAATGCACCACCCATTAGGTTCTCCTCATCATGTAATAATCTTTTTTATCAACGCTATATTGTCTGAGCAAGCCCTCTTTCTCAAAACCTAGACAGCTTGCCCATGACATAGCCCTTTTATCCTCAAATCTTACCGTAATTTGTAAACGATGTAAAGTGAATAATATCTCACAGATATCAAAGAATGCATGCGCACCTTTAGTCATAGCTATTGGGTATCGTCGAGATTCCTCAGAAAATAAAGACCACGCTTCACCCACACCACTCCAAATGATAACACAACCAAAGATAGCCACAGGACGGTCATCAATGTAAGCAGTAATGCTAGGACCAGCCTGAGACTGATGTATGATACGTTGTTCTCGAACTTCAGGCGGTACTTGCGCAACCCCATAATCGTCTAATCCTTTAAATGTTTTTAAATGCAGTGGATTGAATGGCACATATCCACCATTCTTTAGCTTTGGCATGTATTGATTCAGTATATCTTTACTGATGAAAGACATCGAAATCTGTATTGACTACTGTTTGTGATATGAGTGTGTTTGCAGATAATGCAGACTTCGTCATGCGTTTATGTTCACCACCACCTAACAATAAGTAACCTAGTGCATCACCAATGTGTGAATGCTCATTCTTATTTGGTGTGTCTTTAAATCGTTCTTGACCAGCACCGACACTGACTCGTTTAAAATGATAACCACCAGATAATGACTTACGGATACGCTTACATGATGTATGCACCATAAGCCCTGGTTTACCGTTAATCAATCTTTGCATTGGAGCTGCTGCGCCTTCACGTCTGACTTTAAAGTTATTCGATGCAGTTGGTTGTGCGCGTAATCCTAGAGTACGTAAATAATCAAATGCCGTTACTTCATAGATCGCATCACGTTGCATACCAGCCGGATCACCCCAGATCATGACTTGTGCTTTAGGATACTTCGCATTGATCTCAGCTAATAACTGTTGACCAAATCGTTCTAGTCCCATATCTTCAGTAACAATCTCATGTAGAATAATCCAACGGCCATTAGCTAATCGTTGCCCGATTGCGGCTGCTGGTGTTAAACCAAAGTCTAAACCGATGTGCAATGGTAACGTTGGATCGTATTCCACTTCTGATGAACTCATTAACTGGTCATCATATTCTGGCCATACAGGTCTTCCTTCTTGAACGTAAGTAAACTTACCCTCAGCATAACAACGAATCCAGTCTAAGTTCTTACCACCCAACATTTGTTGGTAGTAACCACCAGGTAGATTGTTGACGTTCTCTGCTCGTTCATTAATCTTCCACCAACGACCACCCGCAAAGATATGGTCATTTGCTTCTGGCACATCAGGTAAGTCTTCTGGAGAGACTTCAACAACCCCACCGGGTTGCTGAAAGAAGTCCCATCCATACTTCCCTGTAATCGGTTCTTTTTGACTTAACCTAAACCACCAATGGTCGTCATCCATTGGGTTAGTATCCATCCAAACTCCATGCCAAGTTGGTCCGCCATCCCGCTGTGTAGGATACCGGCCAACCCGATGAGTAAGACCATCAATAACAGCTTTTGGAAGTTCTCTCGCTTCATTTACCCATGCTCCTGTTAGTTCTAATGATAATAGTTTACGCACGTCTTTAGGTTGGTCCAATGCTAAAAAGATCACTTCACAGTCGATGCCAGCGGCATCACCTCGGGAGGGAAGGCGTATGTGATGTGTGATTGGAGGTGTGTATAACATCGGACCAAAAGTGTTTTCAGGAAATAACTCTTGCCATGTCTTAATCGTTGTTGTCTTTAATTCAGGGTAAGAGTTCCTGACAATTACAAATCTGGTATAACGAATACCATCAACAGGTGATGGCTTTTGACGTACAGCTCGCATCATGATTTCAGCAGCACACGCATAGGATTTGCCTGAACCTACAGGTCCCATGAGTCCGCGAACGAACGCATTACTTTGGAGAAAGTCGTATGTCGTACGTGCGCCACTGAAGTCAAGATCAATGCCTGGTCCAGCTAGGCTTTTCTTACTACGTTCTTTTTTATTGCTCATCGTCGATGTCTTTGAACTTCATTGTTGCTAGACGTTTGAGTTCTTGATTCTCTTTCCATAGCGTATCAATAATCTCCATCACTCTGGTATTATTCATGTGTGCCATGGCGAACTCTTCCCGCAACTGTTCAATCATTGCTTTGAGATCCATCTTTAGTCTCCAGTTGTTTAACTAAAAAAGCAACATAGTGTTGTAACTTCTTCAAGTCCTCAACACCCCCCTTATGTTGAAACCTTAGTGCATATTTAATGATATTACCAGTGAGGAAACCTTCATAGGCTTCGTCTGATAAATATTCTTTCATTACATCTATAGGTTGTATGGCGTGTCGCTTGTAATGGTCGCCACCAACTTGGATGTCTTTTGGATCAGTCATTTTTTCTTCCTACCCTTTTCTTTGCTTCTTCTGCAAATTTTACCACGATTTCAAAATGTTTGTTAGGATTAGCTAATACTTTATCAATCCAATCCGTTTTCTTTAGATTCTTCCTCGCCTCCTTGAACTCCTCCAAGGCTTTCATCGCTTTCAGTCTCGCTGGACTGTTTAGGTTCTTCATAGTATGTTGTTGTCTCCGGTGCTTTAACATTAATCCCAATCACAGATGGTTTATCTGATTCTTCTGGATTGTCTAATAACCCTGATGCTTTTGCTAATATTCTTAAAACACCCACTTTATCCCAAAGTTCAATATCAATAGTTGTATAAGAATTACCTTCCTTATCGGTCTTGGTAACAGTCTTAATACTCTTGATAGCTTGTAGTGCATGCTCAGGAATATCTTTGCTTGCCTTGACCTTGATGTTACCTTCACTGTCCCACTCCATGATATCAGTTGGTTTAGTATTAGCAATACTGAGAAGCGTGTATGACACGGCTTCTCTGTTTGCTGCTAGTGTAGTAGACCGTTCCAAGTTCTTTTGCAAGGCCCTCACGCCACCGTACCCGGCTAAACTTGGAATTGGTTTATTCTTGTTTTTAGTCTCAGCCATTAGAAGGGTAAGTCATCCTCTAAGTCTTGCATGGAGCCAGCCTGATTCGTTGGCTGCGTATTTTGTACTGGTGCTTGCATATTTTGGTTCGCCACAGCACGACCAATTCTGATACGCCTATACTCTTGGCCACTTTTACTAACGTTATCGTATACATCAATATAATGCTCAGTCCCGTCTGGTAATAGAATCTTGCCATTCCAATCTGCATGCCAATCTTCTTGTTTACGATCATTCTTAAATACTGAACCAGTCCCTGGTTGTGGTTTATAATCTTCAGCCATTATTCTTCCTCTTTGTCTATTTCATAAATATGGACGACAGCTGCGCCACCATCCTTCGGTTCACCTCGAGCAATCTCGATGTATTCAAATTGACTATCATCATCATACACGTTAGCCTTCATTAATGCATCTAATATTGCTTTTAGTGTGTTATCTAAATCAAACTTACGTTTTGATCTAGGATGTATCATTACACTGATTCCTAAACTGGCATCACCAAAACCTTTAGATCCTTGTGACTTTACCACGGCAAACACCTCTTCGGTAAATTTTTTCCCAGCGGGAGAGATATATCTTCGCTTTCCCGATGCATGCCAATAATTATTGACACTAGGCGGATACGGCAATTCATATCTTAGTGTAGGTTTCATTTTAAACGATCCAATCTTGCATTCACATCTCTAGTGAGGTAATACTTGATCGCATCATTAATTAAACTTGCTTTTGTTTTCTCTTCACGCTTGGCTGCCTCTGATAGTAAATCTACACTCTGAGGTGTTAAGCGGACAAGAAAAGGTTTTAAATCACTCATTAAACTTCCCCTTGTAGTGGTGGTAATGCTGGCTGATAGAGTGGAGGTAGTATTTCAGGTAATACAGCTTCCTCAAATACAATCTCTGGTAATGGGCCAGACTCATCTACAATGATACTGTCAATATCAAATACTTCAATATCATTTGCTATTTCTTTTTTACCCATTCCAATAAATGCAGCAGCGGTAGCTAATATTACTATAGCCATTGCAAATATTGTCATCCTATCTTGCCATTTTATTTCTTCACATTCATTCATAAAGATCTCCAACGTATTTATTGCGAACCTTTTTGGTAGGCCGTCCGCGTCTCCTTGTATCATTCTTATGTTCTGCATCAACATCTCTCTTACACATCTCTATAATTCTTAAGTATTCACCAGCAGTAATCTCTTTCATACCATGACCGGTAAACCCCTTAGTCATCTTCCAGTAACCATCTGGTCTAGTAAACTTGTAATCTAATGGTTGACCATCGTTGAACTCAGTTGTAATGAGTTTATAGAATTCACGCAATGTCATTTCTTTTTCTTACCAAAGATACGCTCAAAGTTTTCTTCAAACTTCTTTCTGTCTGTAGGACGTTGCTGACTTCCTTTTCCGCCATCACTCATATCTCACTTCTTTCTTAATTAAATCTTTAGGTAAGTTAATAAAATCTTGATGCAAACATTTTATCCATGTGTATTCTTGTGGTGCATAATGTTGCTCTATATAAACATAAGCAGCATCACATGATTTAAAATGACCTATATATAAATGTTCATCTAACTGATGAGTAAAAAACATCACACAAACAAATTCAAACATAATGTATCCTTAAAAGTGAGGGGGCTAATTACACCCCCTCTATGCAACCAATCATATAGAGGTTATAGGAGAGTGTGTAGGAAATAGGAGTAAAACCTACACTGTGTGTTCCCTCTATAACTCTAGTGTATATCTATTGTATATATATGTCAAATGTTAGCTAATATAATTTCAATACTTGCAATTCAACATAAAGTATGTAACAATATGAATACGGAGCCATTGCCCAGCTCTCCTATCGGTAGGTAGTGACCAAGGGAATAAACAGTACAACAGCCAGGACTCTCCATCATCCGGGATCCGTGTAAAGCTGAGTTAGTAGTGAGATCACTAACTTGTTACTGATAAACGAGAACTACCAACACATTTTGTGTTTAACCTGTCTATACTACGGGCTAGGTTTTCTATTGTCTAAAACTCTGTCAACTATGAAATCACCATGTAACAATTTATGTAGGTATGTAGAATTAGAAGGCACTCCCACATGTGAGGGCTGCGGGCGGACATATGATGACCTGTCTCACTGGATATATCTCTCTAAAGACGAGAAGAAACTGGTTATCAAGCGATGTAAAGATAATCTGAAAAAACTAGCAAAAATTTGAGTTAGGTACCCACGTCATAGCCAGGGGCGGGGGGAGGGGATAAGGTCACTTTCTGAGCCAAGCACTCAATCTGTTTTACATTTACACAGAGTTATCCTGTTTGCTATTTGGTACCATGTCCAA